GGACGATGCGCGGGTGCGCCTCGCGCCACGCGCGCTTGAGCTCGTCGGCCCGCTCGTCCGTGACCTTGATCCCGTACCCCGAGGCCATGGTCTGGAAGGCGCCGACGCCGCCCTGGTAGCCGAGCGCCAGCTCCATGACCTTGCCGATCTGGCGGTCGGCCTTGCTGACGTCCTCGACCTTGACGCCGAACGAGCGCGCGTAGGCCAGCTTGTAAAGGTCGTTGCCTGCGCCGGCGTCGAAGTCGCGGAAGGCCTGGACCTTCCAGTCCTCGCCGGCGAGCCACGCATTGACGCGGCCCTCGATGTTGGAGAAGTCGCCGCCGACGAACTTCTTGCCCGGGCCGGCGATGAGCATGGCGCGGAGGCACTTCGAGAGCGTCTCCATGGGCTGGCCCGTCAGCATCTCCAGCGCGTCGACGATCTCGGCCGGCCGCATGTCGAGGCCGAGTAGGGTGAGCGCCCGCTCGACGTCAGGCAGGTCGCGGTCAGGGTCGACGCGGGGGAGGTTCTGCGGCTGGATGAGGCGCCCGGCCCATCGCCCGGTGGCCGCGCCGTGGTAGGCCAGCGTGCCGCGCACACGGCCGTCGACGCAGGCGCTCTTCTCCATGGCCGTGAACTTGGCCGCCGAGCTCTTCGCCGCCGCCTTGCGCAGGCGCACGACCTCCTCGACGACAGGGTTGTCGGTGACGGTGGCGCGGAGGATCAGCTCCTCCGTCTCCCCTTTGGCCACGCTCTCGCACGGCACGCCCTTCGAGTTGATCCAGGCGACGAGCTTGGCCGTCTCCGTGGTCTTCTGTACCTCGCCGTCGGTGAGATACCACATGCGCTCGTCGGCCCGGCGCTTGGCCTCCTTGACGACCGCGACGGCCTTGCGAACGATTTGCAAGTCGATCATGACGCCGCGCTCGTTGATGAGCTGGTCGAGCTCGTAGACTTCCTGCTCGGCGGCGGGGAGGAACGGCAGCGCCTCGTCGGCCAGGCGCTCGGCCTCGACGTCGATGCGGCAATAGTCGGTGAGGCGGTCGATCTTCTCGGGCTCATCCCACCAAACGACGCCGTTAGGGTTCACGATGAAACCGTCGCCGCTGCACGTCGTGCAGTCCCACGTGCGCTCGTGTTCATCGCGCCAAATTCCTTTGCCATGGCAGGCCGGGCATTCTTCCTGGGTCAGGCCGACCTTGCGCGGCCGGCACATGCGCATCATGAGCGCGGCGCCGTCCTTGTCCTTCTGGATCTTGAGGCCGAGCGCGTAGCCAAGCTGGTCGAGAGAGGCTGGCAAGGCCATGGCCTGCGCCCTGGCCATGGTGCAGATCGTCTGACCGATCTGGATCTCGGGCCAGTGGGGGCGGTCGCGCCGCACGACCTTGTTCCAGATCTGGCGGTCGAACTGCGCGTTGTGGATGACGATCTTGCCGCCGTCGCGGATGAAGGCCAGGAGATCCTCGGGGTCAGGCTCTCCCGGCTTCCACGTCATGACCGGCGCCTCCCCGATGCACCATGCCATGCACCAGACCCCCGTTGAGGGGTCTTCTGCGTAGGCGTGGGCGCCTGCGGCCCGAAGGTCACAGGTCGAGTAGGTCTCGAAATCGAGGTGCGCCGCGATCATCAGCCGGTCCTCAGAACAGCGACGCAGCGTCGACGGAGTTGTCGATCTGGATACCGCCGAAGGCCGCCTTCGGGTCGATGCCGCCACCGCCGCCGAGCTTGTTGTCATCGGCCAGCTTGAAGAGCGACTGCAGGCCGAAGAAAACGCCCGGGTTGGCCGACTGCTTCGAGGCGTAGGCGCGCACGACGGCGATCGCCCACGCGCCCGGGTAGAAGGCCTCGTTGATCTCCTCGATCGTGATGACGGCCGTCGGGTTGCCCTGCACGAAGGGCGGCTTCCACATGCTCGGGCGCTGGTTGCCTGTGGCCGAGATGTAGACAAGGCCGGGCACGTACCCGCCGAAGGACTTGCCGGCCGGGTTGGTGCCGCCCTTGTCGGGGGCGACGCGCTCGGCCTGGTTCTTGAACGGGTTCTTCATGCCGGCACCCGTCGGGTTGTTCGGGAACGTGGCCTTGAGGAGATCGTTGCGCGCGGTCACGAGCGGCGCGAGCAGCTCGGCGCCGGCGAAGGGGAAGACGAGGTTCGCGCCGTACTTGCCCTCCTTGGTGGGGTCGTTAAGGTTCCGCCCCGGCTTGTCCAGGTTGGTGAAGGACAGGCGGGCCGGGGGCAAGCGGATGTCGCCGCTCTCGAGCCGGACGCAGGGGTTGCCGGCCACCATCTTCTGGATAGCGTCGGCGCTGAAACGGGTGTTCATCATTTCGGTGTTCATCTGGTAGCTCTCTTGCTAGGTCGCCGGCACGGAAACAGTGGCGAACGCGGCGGCCGGAACAACCGCGTCCCTCTTGTCGCTGGCCGCGACGAGTGTCAGGCCAGAACTTTCCTTGATCGTGAACTTGAGGCTCACGTCGTCCTTCGCCGCCTTGGCGTTCTTCGCGCCGCCAAGGGCAGAGGCCAGGAGCTTCTCCGCCTCGGTGATCGTGACGAGCTTTGGCGGCATGAGGTCGTTGACGTCCACGCCGTAGGACGAGGCGAGGTAGCCGGCGATCGAGTGCTCGTCGTCGGTCCACTTGCGGCGGGCCTGCTTCTCCACGAGCTTGAAGCCCGGGATGTCGCGGCCAGCCTGCGCCTCCTCGAAGGCACGACGCCTGACCTGGTCGAACCAGCCTTCGAGCACGTCGGCGGCGCGCAGGATGCCGGCCATGCGCTCGACGTCGAGCCTGGCCGGTTCCGGCAGCGCCGAGGGCGTGGCCTCGACGACCGACGAGAAGGCAAGGCCTGCCTCCTTGAGGGCGCGCTGCTCGATGGCCGGGCATGTCAGCGCCGCCGCGCACCAGCGGCAGTGGTCGCCCGGCGCCAGCCACACCTGCCCCCAATTCGCGAGGTCGCCGCTGGCGACGGTCTGGTGCGCGCGCTCCGCCTCGACGCACCGATGGATGGCCGACGCGAGCGTGTCGTAGAACTCCATGACCGTCATGAGATCGAACGACCACCGCTTGACGCCGCCGTGGTCCTGCGCGGCGTCGAAGCTGCGCGGCTGGACGATGACAACCTCGACGGTCGAGACCCTCCAGTCGTCACGGCCCATCAGCGCGCCGGTCGCGTAGAACAAGGCCTGCGCGTTGTTCTCCGCCTTCACCGCCACGCCCGCGCCGTGCTTGTAGTCGAAGACCACCAGCTTCTCGCGAGCAGGCGAGTAAATCATGGCGTCGTTGCGGCCAAAGACCTCGCCTTGTAGCGCCGGAGCTACGTCGAGGACAAACCGCTGCTCGATGAAGAGCTGCGAGCCCGGATCCTCGGCGTACTCCGCGGCCACTGCGTCGAGGTAGACCTCGACAGCCTCGGCGTCTTCCTTGAGGAAGGTGATCTTCTCGCCGTCCTCGAAGAAGTCCTTGCCGATGTCCTGGCGGGGGCTGGCCTCGGAGCCTGCCACGCGGAGCGGCAGATACCGCTCGGCCACGTTGTGGGCGACGGTGCCTCGGCGGGCGAAGCTGGATGTGGGGGGCGGCGGTGCCTGCTCGCACAGGACGACCGACCCCGGGCAGGCCATCCAGCGCGAAGCCGACGAGCCGCCGTACTTGGAGTGGGCGCGGTCCTCAGCCATTGACCCCGAGCTCCGCCTTGATCGCGTCGTAGGCCTTCTTGAAGAGGGCGGCCGGGTCGGCGTCGTTCTTCATGAAGGTGATGGCGGCGTGGCCGGTGGCCGTGCGGAGGATCTCCTGCGCCTTGGCCGCCGACTTCTTGACGGTCAGGAATTCGGTGATCGCGTCCTTGAGCATCTGCTCGGTCACAGCACCCGAACTCTCGGCCTCAGCAGCCGCGATACGCTGAGAGATCGTGGTATCGGCAACTCCGACATGGCTGTCGAGAACCTCGGCGGAGGCGCCGCCGCCTTTGCCAGCGCCCGGCGCTCCTTCTCCCGCGCCTTCCGCGCGGCGCGTGCCGCGGCCCGCTTCTTCATTCGCTCCCACGCCCGGTCCAGCGCTCGGAGCCTGCGCGCCAGCTTGAGCTTCGCCAGCGCCTCCGGACTGCGCGTGTACGGCCTCGTTCTGCGCCGCTTTCGACGGCCTGCCCCGGCGCGCGGGGGCGGAGGCGGGCTCACCCGCGGGGCGAAAGGCGCCGTCACCACTCAGGCCATCGGCCAGGTTGGACAGCTCGACGAGGGCCTGCTTGGCGTCCTCGCCCATGATCTTGATTTCGACGGGCATTGGCATCTCCTCGGATTGTAGCACGAATGCTAGTGAGAAAGGTTTATTCCGGCACTGCGTTGTAGTCAACGCCGATCTGCGAGATCGACGAAGTTTTTCTGGCCACGGTCTCGACGACAACCTCGTCGATCGAATTGGCCAGGGAGATGAAGCGGCCGCGCACTGTGCGCGTCTGGCCGATGCGGTGGACGCGCATGAGTGCCTGCGCGTTCTCGGCCGGCGTCCACGAGCTCTCGAACATCACGATCTCGGCCGCGGCTGTCAGCGTCAAACCCGTGCCGGCGGCGCGGACGTTGCCGATGAAGACCTTGCAGGCCGGATCGTTCTGGAACTCCTCGACGGCGGCCACGCGCTGCGGTTCGGACGTCGCGCCGGTGATCGACACGCTCCGCACGCCGGCGCGCTCCAGCCCCTCCGACAGCGCCATCAGGGCCCGCGTGTGGACGCCCATGACCACGACCTTCTCGAGGCCGCCGCGCAGCTCCTCCAGCAGCAGCGCCAGGTAGGCCGGCGCCTTCGCCTCGCCGACCAGGCGTCTGAGGGTGGAGATGTGCTGCGCGTCGAGGAACGAAAGGCCGCCCTGCTCGACGGCCGTGACGATGGCCTCCTCGAGCCCCGGGTGCTCGCGCAGGAGCGAGAGGATTTCTTCCGTGTCGCCGTCGACCGTCTGCGTCGTCAGCCAGATCGGCGGGAGGTTGAGGCCTGCCTGCTCCTTGGTGCGGCGCAGGCTGTGGCGTTCGATGAGCGCGCGCAGCTCGCCGACCATCTCCTTGCGCGGCTCCTGCCGCGCCGAGAAGGTGCCGTTCCAAGACTTGAAGTAGCGCGTCGTGAAGGTCGGCAGCGTCAAGTTCGTTCCGCCTACGAAACGAAGGAACGGCCACACATCGGTCGGGTCGTTCGCCGCCGGCGTGCCGGTCAGGAACCAGACGTGTGAGGCGTAGAGCCCGAGCCCCTTGGCACCGTCGCACTGCGTGCCGAGCATGGCCCGGGTGCGTTGCGTGTTGTGGGTCTTCACGTAATGCGCCTCGTCGAGGATCAGCACGTCATAGAGATCGTTGATGTGCTTCACCCACTTCGAGGCCATCTCGTAGGAGGCGATGAGGACGTCGGCCTTGCCGCGCAGCCACGAGTTGAGCTCGTGGATGCCGTTGGCCTTGAGGACCTTCCGCTGGACGGGCGAGAACTTCTTGAACTCCCCGACCCACACCTGCTTTACGGCGGCAGGGCAGACCACGAGGATCCGCTGCGCGCCGATCCGATCACAGGCGGCGATGGCCTGCGCCGTCTTGCCGACGCCCGGCTCGTCGAAGAGGCCGGCACGCTCGCGGGCTGCCAGGAACTCGGCGCCCGTGTGCTGATAGTCGAGGAGGGGGATTGTCATGCGGCCCTCAACACGAAGTGCTCGCAGAGGTCCCGGGCGTCGGTGCGGCAGGCGCCGTGGAAGTCGCTATGGAAAGAGCACACCCCGGCTTCCCAAGCCGAGCAGGACCCACAGCACGCGCCGCCGGCGCGCAGCGCGGCCAGCTTGTCGTGGTGCCGCTGCCGGCGGCGGGCCTTGTAGGCGACGGATCGACGACGGGCCATCACACCACCCTCGCGTTGAGGGCGTCGACGATCTTCTGCGCCGTGTCGACGCTGCCGCAGGACGCGATCCAGGGGCCCGAGACGCCGCGCTTGCGGTCGTAGATCAGGATCTTACGCTCACCGAACTCCCAACAAAAACGGGGAACCTGTGGGGAGCCTGTGGGAATGTTCGCGTGGCTGGCCAGCAAACCCATATGGCCGCTGGTCGGAGTGGCAGGATTTGAACCTGCGACCCCCACGTCCCGAACGTTGCGCCCCTCGCTAAGTCCTTGATTTTCCATCGTCGTCAGTCCTCGCTGTTGGCCTTATGTGCTCGTTTGTTCACGCTGATCGTGTGGGAAGTTGTGGGGCGACTGGCGATGTTCTCGGCCGCTTCCCGGCCGATCGCGCTGTGCCAGTGGCCGTAGTTGTCGATGAGGGTCTGCACCGTCATGCCGAGGAGGCCGGCGAGCTTCCAAGGGTCGGCGCCTGCCTGCATCCCCCACGTCGCGGCTGTGTGGCGCAGGGTGTGGGGTGTTACGTCTGGCCCAAGACCCGCAGCAACTGCGGATCGTTGAAATGCTTTTCGTGCGGAGGCGACGGGTCGCCCTCGCCATGAAACCACGTACGCAGCCTCGTTACGCTTCCATCTCTCCAGATGACAAAGGAGACGATCCGAGAGGGGTGCTGGAGGTCTTCTTTTCTTTGTATCCCGCTCACCGCCAGGCCGGCGGTGTAGAACACCTGCCGCAGTGTCGACATAGGCCCTTCCGGCCATCGGCCGAAAGGATGCTGAGGCGATGACGCCGGCGCGGCTTCCGGTGTAGAGCCCGACGAGGATGAACCTTGCGACATGGCGGCCTTCCCTTCTCCATGCCGCCCACAGGAGGCGAGCGGCTTCTGACCTAGTGAGCCACCTCTGGCGAGGCGGTGATTTCTGAGGCAGGACGATCTTCGTCTCGACGGTGCAGAACCCCTCACGCCAGTGGTAGCGGATGGCTGACCTCAGATCCTCAAGCTCTCGCCTGCAAACCTTGTTGCCGCGGCGCGCGGCGTACTCCCTGCACTTGCGGCCGGTGATCTCGGCGAGCGTCATGTCGCCGAAGAACTCCCCGACCTTGGCCAGCCGCGCTCCGACCTCCTTGGGCCGCGCTGCCTTCGGCGCGACCTCTTCGGCGTAGAGGGCGATGACCGCCGACACCTTCACGCGGCCGGGGTCGCGAGGTCCTGATTGTGTGACGAGCGCCGCGATGTACGCGGCGAGCTCCCGCTGCGCAGCCGCTCGATCGCCAGGTCCATGGCCTGTCGATCGTTGCTTGGCGCCGTCGCGGATGATCCACTCGGAGCGGTGCGTGACGCGACCGGCGGCGTCTCGGCGCTCTGGCCGGAGCCAGAGGCGCGGTCCCTTGGCAT